GTCCACGACGCTCCTACGACCAGACATTACCTCCAGCATGGGAAGTGTCTTATTGGTGTCGTTCATGGGCATCAGACGAAGGACCGTGATCTTCCGGGGATCATGGCTACGGAGAAGCCCGAAGAATGGGGTCAGACTAAGCATCGCGTATTCTTACGCGGACACCACCATCATGACTCACGGGTTGAGTACAACGGATGCGTGGTGGAAATGGTAAGAACGCTCGCCGCCGGGGACTCCTACAGCGTGGGCGGCGGGTGGCTCTCAGGGCGTGACATGAAGTGCATCGTCATGCACGAGGAGTACGGGGAGCAGATGCGCCTGACTTGCGGAATAGACGTACTACGAAATAAGGACGAAATGTGAACAGCTACGGAAACATGAAGGACAGCCTGCGGCGGGTTGCCGCCTATCAAGACGTTATCTGTGAGTGGATGCCTGGATACGGAGAGGACTGCTACCGGATCACCATTGACGAAGGCTCGCAGACCCTCTCTGATGTCTTCTACATCTACAACGATGGCGACCTAAACCGCGCTATCAATGTTCTCTACAAGAGGGCTGGCTATGAACCGGATCGAGTGGCAAGAGGATGAGCCCGATCAGGATGGTGAGGTGGCTATGAGCCTCATCATCATTTCAGGCGATCCCGTCCTATTGGCTAAGGCGCGGCGGATGTTCCGCCAGCTCTTAGACGACAGGCCCAACCTATCGACCATCCCAAGGAGAGAAGATGGCGGGGATTAAGAGAGACGCAGCAGACCACTACTTCTCATTGTGCGTAAGGGCTAAGGCGAACTTTAGCTGTGAGTTCTGCGGTAGGGAGTTCCCTGGTCCCGATCAGGGCTTACATTGTGCCCACATCGTAGGCCGTAGGAACGCCAGCACCCGCTGGTCCTTAGATAACGCCGTATCCCTCTGCTACTACCACCATCGCTACTTCACGGAGAACCCTCTCGACTTTATCCAATGGCTAGGCTCCTACCTCGGGGAAGGGCACATGGAACGCCTCATGGAGAAGAAGAACGAGGTCTGTAGGGTGCGAGTTCCTGAGAAAAAGCTCATTGCAAAGCACTACAGGGAGCAGTGGAAGGAGTGGGGTACGGGGGAGTCCATCGACTTCCTGAGCTGGAATTAACCCCGGAAAAACGTTTTTGGTGGGTCAAAAAGTTTGACATTGCAGGCATAAAAAAGGGCCCCCGGAGGGGCCCATATCACGGGAGAGAGAGGGACCGTGATGCGAAGCAGGCAGCTTCAAAGAAAATATACACCTTGCGAGAGAGAGTAGCAAGGGGTATAAAGTAAGCGTCGGTGGGGTTACCAGCCCCTAAAGAGCCGACGAGAGACGGATTGGAATCGATCACCCGACGCAGGCGTATTTTATCGTCCAAGGGTGTCCATATCAATCCAAGCTCGTCCTCTACCGTCCGGTACTGCTCACCGCAAGCCGAGCTGTCGCATCGCGCAGCCAGCAGCAAAGCGAGACGCTCAGGGACAACCTCTGAGGACGGGATAAACAGCGTATAGGTGCCATCATTTGATGGGGGGCGGTGTTGCGAGCCGCAGGTAAATCGTTGCTGATGACCGTCTCTGGGCTGGAAAGCTAAAGGCATCGTGATTGGGGGCACCAACAGTCCTCAAAAGACCTCCCATTCCCTCCGAAATGAACCCACCAGACCGGGGTGCTAACAGCCCCTATGCTTATTCCAATTTGATATTTCACACCCCTCCTGAGTCTAGCTAACCTACTAGACCCCGAAGTAACGATTTAGAGAGAGGAATAATGAGCGATAGCTTTACGAGGGCGGTGACGGCACTGGCTGATCCGCCCTGTGTTCGGTTCGGAGGTTGTGTACACATCCAGCAATGCAGAGACGAAGAGCTGGCCTGCGAACAGTTCATGCACTACGTAAACAAGGGCGGGTCCCGAGGCCGACGCCTTAACAAGGTTCCAGCTAGTAGGTACTACGAGCGCATCTTCATTTGCGATGGGGAGGAATAATGCAGTTACGACCACATCAAGAGAGAGCCGTAGAGATGCTCAGAGATTCTCTACGGAGAGGGAACAAGCGACCCATCCTCGCTGCTCCCTGTTCCTTCGGTAAGACCATCACCGCCGCCTATATGCTCAGTGAAGCTGCTAAGAAGGGTAAGCGCGGCTTCTTCTTCTGCGACCGCGTGAAGCTCGTACAGCAGGCCCTAGAGGCCTTCGACGCCCAAGGGCTAGACGTAGGGGTCATGCAGGGCCAGCACCAGAGGACGGACTACAGCGCTCCTATCCAGATCGCCTCGATCCAGACTGTAGCCCGTAGATCAAATATCCCAGAGTTTGACTTCGCAGTGGTGGACGAGTGCCACGTGCATTACAAGAGCCTTCAGAAGATCATGGACCGCTATACCGCCGTCCCGTTCATTGGGCTATCCGCTACACCATACGCGAAGGGTTTAGGGCTGGCCTATGACGACCTCATCGTCCCCATAACGCCTGCCCAGTTGTTAGAGCAGCGCTATCTGACCCCCGTTGAATACTTTGGGGGCAAGTCAGTAGATGTGAGCAAGGTAGGCGGGAGAGCCCTGAAGACCGGAGGCTCAGACTACGACCCTCTCCAGTTGGCAGCGGCTACGGAGAAAGACCTAACCCTTACCGGGGACATCATTAAGAACTGGATCAAGTACGCGGACGGGAGGCAGACCATCGCCTTCTCCCCTTCGATTAAGCACTCCAGGGATATGGTGGACCAGTTCAACGAGGCAGGGATTAGCGCCGTTCACATTGACGGCTACATGGACGATGAGGAGCGGCAGGTGATCTACCGCGCTCACGATAGGGGTGAGTTCTTAGTCCTGTCCTGCTCTCGCCTATTGAATGTCGGCTACGACGCGCCCAAAGTGTCCTGCCTGATTGACTGCTTCCCCACTAAGTCCCTCATAACGTACGTCCAAAGGGCTGGGCGGATCATGAGAACCGCAGAGGGCAAGGAGAATGCGATCTATCTTGACCACGCGGGGAACGTGAACCGGCACGGGTTTGCGGAGTTTGTGGTCCCTGACTCCTTAGATAACGCGGAGAAACGCTTTAACGAGCGCTCTCAGGTTAAGAAAGAGAAGTCATCGAACCCCATCAACTGCCCCGACTGCTTCCGCCAGTTCTACGGGATGCGCTGTGTCTGTGGATACACCCTCCCCTTTAAGGAGCGGATCAAGACTGACGGGTCTGAGTTGAAGAAGTTAGAACATAAGGCGAAGAAGCAGATCGACCGAGGGCAATGGCTGGCGGAGCTGTCTCTCTATGCTCACTACCAGGGCTACAAGCAGGGCTGGGCGGCTCACATCTATCGTCAGAAATTCGGCTGCTGGCCTAACAGGGTTACCCCTCCGAGGGTTAGGGACATCTCCCCCGAGGTTATGGGGTTCATCAAGCATTGCCAGATACGGAGAGCCCATGCTGGCTGATCCGTAAACAACCAACTTAGAGCAAAGCCGAGGGGGACGGTATGCAGAACGTGGAGCGTGGAAAGAGGAAGCGTAGGAACTTAGAGCTGTGGGAGGAGGAGATGCTGACCGAAAGACAGGCAGCAGCCCTCCTAAAGGTCTTCGCTCAGTTGAATGACTGGGAGTACCTGAGCGGGATAGAGAAAACAGCCTTCCGCCAAGCAATGAGGAAGGTAGCAAAGGCATGGGGGAATAGAAGCAATGATAGATGACCTATTAGACCGCCTCGATAAGGTCCGCCAGACCGGGGAGCATAAGTATTTGGCCTGCTGCCCTGTACACGGCGACAGGAGCCCCTCTATGAGCCTCTCTGAGGTAATTGGGGACGATGGCTATAGGAAGGTACTGGTCTACTGTTTCGCCTGTCACGCGGGCGCACAGGAGGTTGTAGAGGCATTGGGTCTTCCGATGTCTGTTCTATTTGAGAAGCCGCTAGACCGGGGACCAAACGAGGGGGTCGAGTTTGACGCCGCGCTTTCGCCGCTAGACCGGGGAGCAAAAGGCGCAGTCCGAGGACCTAAAAGCACAGGCCGAGGAGCAAAGCCGCTAGACCG